AACTGATTTCTCTCCATTGCTTTTTGCTAGGCTCTCCTATATGGAGGGCCTTTTTCTATGAACATAAGTCAAGTTAGGGAAGCAATTGTCACATTATTAAGTGACAATCCTAATCTTATTGGTAAATATATTTTTCCTGACGCTACTGAAGTTCCCGCTGTTTATGTTGCTGGTCGTCAAGGAGTGCCGCCCGAATGGAAGGTAGAAGGTCTTGAAGTTGTCATTCAAGAGTTTCCGTCTCCGAATCCACGGGCAATTCTTGCTGGAGGATTAGATCGACAGACATGGGAAGTTGTGATTACAGATTACTTGCCTTCTTCTGAGAATTTAAGGCTTGCAATTGATCGCATGAAGAGTAGATGGCCAGATGCAAGATTTTCTTTTAGGGCTGAAACTGATGTGGTTTATGGTCAATGCAGGATTGTAATTCCAGACACAAAAACTTTTAGGCTTGCTGCAGAATGAAACTATTGGTTAGTCAATGCCAAAAAGCTTGGCTGTTCAACGTGAGAATAAATGAAAATCATTGCAAAGCAGGATTAGCTTGCTTTTTGCCGGGCTGCAACAATGAAATCACATTTGACTTTAATGGTAAGTCGCAAAAGATGCAAGCACCAGCCAAGGCAGCCTTTTCGCATGTACCAAAAAGGATTATCAATGCTAGACTCTTTTTGCTTTCCACTTCGGAATAATGAGTAAGTATTCAGATTTTTTCCTACTTGGTGACGCCGAGTATCAAAATATTACAGAAAAACTACGTCTTCGTAAGTATGGCAGTTGGCTAGCCCAAGAAGCTTGGACTAGGGAAGAGCAATCTAAGAAGAAAGCTCAATTAAGCTTGAAGTCCGTTTATCTGGCTCGACAGATTGCTGCTGACAAGCAAATTCCAGAGGAAGAAGCGTTTGCTGCATTGCAAATGCAAGGTGAAAAAGGTGTTGAAATATTCAATGAGTACAAAGGGCAGATTGAAGAAATTATGGAGCTGACGCCTTCTGGTCGTGAGCAGTTCGAGGAATTGGTTACTGTGTTTTTTCGCAACAGAGGAGAGGCTTTAGTTGGCAAAAAATGGCAAGAAACTGATGACTGGACCAAGGAAGACACTCGCAAACTTCCTCAAAAACTACTCGAAAAAATTCAAGTGTTTATGGCGGAAGAAGATGCACCGGAAATTGACGAAGAAAACACGGAAGAAGGAGACGACCAAGACCCAAAGGATCATTTCTAGAAAAAATAGAAGGGTCATGTGAGCAAGTTTTAGCTAACAGTACTGACTGGAGCGTTATCTACTGCAAGATAGCGAGCCTAAACATTTCCGATCCATTGTTTCATGCAAAAAATTTCGGAAAAATACCAGTTAAGTTAGTTGGCCAGGTATTAAAGCAAACAGATCAAGAAAAGCAAAATATTATTAATGCTCACAGTGTTAGCACTGCTCAACTTTGCACTTTAGTGGTTGGTGCATTGGCCGGAAAACAGGCCAAGGCTAAAGTTGACGACTTTTTGCCGTTCCAGAGAAGAAGAGATTTCGATGGTTTGTCAGAACAAACAAAAGCAGCAATTCAATGGGCTCTTAAAAATAAAACCATGCCTCCAGTAATTATTGGCATGCTGGGCGCAGAGCTAAATGGTTAAAATAGAAAAATGCTAGATTATAGACACAATCTTGATTTGTCATGCCGTACCGTTTGCGATTTGAGAGTGAGCCCTTTAGGGCTGATCAGAAAATTGGCAAACTTTTAAATTCGTTGACAAAGCTTGAAAGAAGTGTTCAGAATTTATTTGGCGCACAAATTACCACATTTTCTGGCCAAAAGCGTCAGCAATTGAATGGCATTAATGTGCGTGCATTTTCAAAATTGATGGATTGGGCAGAGGTAGATTTGCAGCAACAATTTGCGGAACGCATATGGGCTGAAGATTGGCCCAATCGCACTTTTCGACGTAACGGAGAAGTTGTCCCCCCGAGAACGCCTAGGGATATTGTTGACTTAGGAAATCTAATGCAAAGTCAAAAACGCACAAATTTAGGAATTAGGGCTGTCGAGTTTGAATGGACTGGAGGCGATGGAAGGGATTATGCGGAATATGTGCATGATGGTTATACAAGCAAGGGTGGCAATAGAATGCCCGCTCGTCCATGGACAGATCCTACAATTAGAGATATTGGCGAAGTCGGCCAAAACATTATTAACAGGGAGGCGGGCTAATGGCTAATGAAAATATTGCTCTTAATTTTAGTACAAACGCTGATATTGTTGGGCGCAAAATTAGCACAATGGAGAGCGCCCTTGCGGAAGTCTCCAAGGAATTTAAAAAAGCAGAAATAGGAAGTGATGATTTTTTTGAATCTGCCCGTGCTGTTGATGAGCTTACTAGAAATATAAAACAAGCCAAAAGCGCGATTAAAGCCTTTGGAGATGAGTACAATCGTACTGCTTCCTTGGTTGCTACTAATATCAAAAGCTCATGGGCCAAAGCCTTTGGGCAGATGGAGGAAATATCTGCAAATTTTACGGCGACTAGCAAAGCGCAAGCGTTAAATCTTCGCACTTCATGGGGCAAGGCCCTTGCGGAGATGGAGGACATTTCACGAGGATTTGGCAATGTGCCTCAAGCCGGAGCGCCTTCATCTCAACTATTTGACCCTCGTTCTCTTGCATCGCTTGAAAGAAGGCTTGGCGCCATTCGAGACAAGGCGCGTCAAATTGCGCCTAATACAACGAAATGGCAAGAATTGAACAGAGAGGCTCGCAAGCTTGAGCGTCAGATTACGCGAATCAATAGAAAAGGTGCTCCTGGTCCATCTGCTGCTAGCAGGGCTGGGGCCGCTGGTGGGGCATTGTTGTATGGAGGAGGTTTAGGTGGCGCAGCTAGCGCGTTGGGAGGTGTTGCTGGTGGTTTAGCCGCTGGTCCTGCAGGCGCATTTGCGGGGGCTGCAGTTGGGCAAACAATTGACCAATTGGGAAGAGGGCTGGCGAGCTTAGCGAATCAAGCCGCAAGTCTTCAGCAAATCAGGCGCGGATTGGCAATGGCATCGAAAGATGCTCAAGATTTTGCTGCGTCCGAAGAGCAAGTACGCAGGAGCAGCGAAAAACTGCTTCTTCCATTGGAGCAAACTTATAAATACTTTTCTCAGTTAAGAGTAAATACAAAACAATATAATATTTCAGTTGAAGAAACTGGAAAGATTATGGAAGGCGTGGCTTTGGCCGTGTCTTCGACTGGCGGTTCTTTAGAAGACGTTGATGGCGCAATGCGTGCCGTTGTGCAAATCTTCAGCAAAGGAAGCGTGCAGGCGGAAGAACTTCGAGGGCAGTTAGGTGAAAGGTTCCCTGGAGCGGTTGTCAAGTTTGCTCAAGCAAACGAAATGAGCTTCTCTGAATTGCAAGATGCGCTGAAAAAAGGGGAAGTTGGCATCAAAGAGTTTGTTGAATTTGCTAAGAAAAATTATGACGACTATGCTGCGTTTAGTGATCAATTGGCAACAGCACCGGAATACGCCGGGCGCCGCCTTGCTCTTGCGTTTGAAGAAATGCAACGAGCTATTGGAGATGCTCTTACTCCCGCTGGTGCAATCATTCAAGATTTCCTGACACGAGCCATTAATGGAATTACAAACTTTTACAACGAAAACAAAGAGTTTCTAACCGAATACGCAACAATCTGGGCGAAAGCTTTTACAAAAGTTGCAACTGTTCTTGGTAAATTTGTGAAGTATTTAATGCAAGTTGGAGCAAATATTGCCAAATTTTTCAAGAACCTCACTTTTGGTATTCGCAACATGTTCAACTTGGTTAGCGTGGCAGAAGTTAAAGCTCAAATTGAAAAACTCGATGCACAAATTCTTGCAACGTCAGACAGAAGGGCTAAGCGTAGGCTTGAGCAAAGACGCACTGCCTTACGAGAGCGTTTTGCGGGATTAGGAGGAGAAGCTGCACTATCTAGCTTAGATGGTGCTGACAACTTTACATTTGGTGGTGCGGGTGCTGGCCTTGATTTGTCTGCCCTAACGGGAGGAGGAGAAGGCGGTGCGAGTAAGAGAGCGAAAGAGCTTCGCGACTTCACAACTAATCTGGAAGAGATTTACAGGGCTCAATTTGAATCGCGTAAAAATGCCATCGAGCAAGATGCAAATCTCACTAGAAGGCAAAAAGATATTCAAATTGCTCAGGAATTGTTCAATGCTGAACACGCAAGCGCGGTGTTTAGATCTCATCAAGCGTTGGCTGAGGCTGATCAATATCGTCTTGACAAGCGGAAGGAATATGTTGACGCTGTAAATCAAACGTTTGAAAACGAAAGAAGAGCCGCAGAGGAGAGATATAGTCGGACAATTACTGATCCAATGATCAAAGCAATTGAGCAAGAACGGCAAGCCTTGGCCGAATTAGAGTCTCAAATGCAGGCGATAAAAGAAGGCAAGGAAGAGTTAACTGCTCTTGACAAAGCAGAGGCTTTTATCAAGGAACAGCTTAACGGCCTGAATGAACAGGCAATTCCTCATCTTCAAGAACTTGGAAACACTCTTCGCGAATTAGCGAAACAAAGAGACGCCAACAACCAAAAAATGAATGAAGAAGTGCGTTTGAAAGAAAAATTGCAAGTATTCCAAGAGGCTGAAGCAAATCTAATGAACCGCCTTTCCATGGCTGGCGCACTTACACCTGGTCAGGAAATCAGAGAGCGTATTCGACAACAACTTGGCGAAGCTGCTACGCCTGAAAGGATTGAAAGACTTGCAGGTTTGGAAGAAACCGCCATAAGGATGGAGGAGTTTAAGGGAGCCGTGCAGGGAGTCAGGGACGAATTTGCGGGACTGTTCAGTACGATGATCAATGGTTCTGCGTCGGCTCAAGAATCCTTAAAGCAATCGTTTGCAAATATTGGCAAATCTTTTGCTGATATGGCTGGCAGAATGATCGCTCAATGGTTGTTCATGAAGGCAATTGGTCTTGTTGGCAATCTGTTCGGCGGTGGCACTCCTGCGACTGATCCTGGTTTCGTTCAAAATCAAAATCAAATCAGTCAATACATGGCAAATGGCGGCGTGTTGACTGGCGGCTTCCAAGCTTTTGCCAATGGTGGCGTTGTAAATGGTCCAACGCTTGGCCTCGTTGGCGAAGGCCGTTACAACGAAGCGATTGTGCCATTGCCTGATGGTAAGTCAATCCCAGTTGAATTAGGCGGCGATGCAAAGAACATCGTTAGCAACATTACAGTGAACGTAAGC